CTGTGACTCTATTATATCTTCCATCTCCCGGGCTTAATATCCCAGAGTCAGCACCATTGATTACGTTTATCCTTTTCTTTTCAGACACATAGATATCCCTGTCGAATTCAGAGAAGGTATAACAGCCCCTTTCCTTCCATACAACCGATACCTTTCCAGCTCTACCTAAGTCATTGATATCATAGTAATATAGAGCCTGTACCGAAACTATAACGGTTGAAGTTATGACATTGGTCCACTTGATTCTATACCAATATGAATAATTCTTGTTTGCCTGGAATGATCTCATTTGTGGTATCTTAGAGGTTCTGTCCCAGGATATATATCCACTATTATAAAGATCGTCGGTTCCATCCTCCGGGTTTGTAAGCGTTTCCCACGTTGTCCCAGTCCACGTCTCGACACTTGAAAATGCAAGAGTGGCTTCTTCATTCGGAGTGGATCCAACATCGAAATAGAAGGCCCAGGCAGGAGTGTGAGTTGCTATATAAAGGTATTCAGTTGATGGTAGGCTTCCAATTTGGACTGTGCTTGCTGCATATGTCTTATATTGATCCCCGCTCTGTACCTGGCATTCAACAACATATCCCGGTAATGGGCTCATTATATTTTCGAGAAGTCTGAAGTCCCCATTGTATGTCACTGAATTATAACTGACAGTTTCCGTCGCTGAGTCAGATGTGGGCTCGAACCGGTACCAGTAGCCGGATTGTCCGAACATAACGGTAGGCCGCTCTGTTCCGTCTATTGCTCTGCCGGCCATTGTAGCGATGAATGTTCCGAGAGTGTTACCAAATCCTGACGTTCCATCTGTAACCCCTGTGGACTGCGTATCCCAGTCATCACCATCATGGAATTGAAAGAGTATAGATCTACCCGTACCGGTTGCCAAGGTCTCAAGGTCAAATATAAAATCCGTAGCCGGAAAATCTGTGCAGACATAGAGGGCATCTTCGTTCGCTACCGTAAATGTCACAGTTACAGATGTAGCGCCACTTCCTGGATCGGTAACATCAACCGTAAGATCTTGACCTTCTTCAAGAATCCTTATCATTCCGGTTGTTGGCTCTTTTAAATATACGACCTTTCTCGGTCTTGCGCTGACGGCTGGCTTTATTAGGTGCTGGATCTTTCCCTCTGAAAAAACAATATGGTCTCTGAATGTTGACCATGATGCAGGTAATACTGTTCCAGTGCTGCTGCTGTTTATCGTGGTTTCGTTTATAACGATTGATCCGAATGCTCCGGTAGTTGTCCCGGGTGGTTCGTCAGTAGCCTCATAAACATCACCATCATCGAGCTGAGCATAGAATTTCTCACCCTTCTTATATGAAAAGAGGCTGAGGCATGTCCCGAGGTCTGTCGTGTGGTGACGGACGAGTCCTGGCCGCATCTTGAAGCCTGGGCCATGGATCCGGACGTTTTCAGCTTGAGAATATTGAGTCATCTTAAGCTGCGCTTTATCCCAGTCCGTGTTCACACCGGAGGCAGCCGGCATGACACCAGCCTTATTTACAATGGTTTCCTGCAGTTGCATAGAATTCATATTAGAATATCCAGTTACTTGAACGGCTTCCACCACTAAAACCCTTGTGGATCCTCACATGACTCTGAGTTCTGTTTTTACCATACCATCGCTGTTGTTTGGCTTCACTGTCCCGGGCCTTCTCATATTCAGCTGAATAATATTCGGCCAGCTGGGGGTTGTACCATTTCTTGGCGGCCATACGCATGATTCTGGCAGCCGTTCCCCATGATATCAGCTCGAGCCATTCTGTATATATAAAATCAGGTATTTTTGTTGTTTCGAGGTCCGGCATGAGAATAGCCTTCACAAGCATATTCTCAGTGCCGGCACACACGTCGTCAGGTATTGGCCTGACCTGCAGAGTATCATCCGGATCCACCCAGAATACCTGAAGAGCAGTTCCGTCGCCGTAGACGTAACCTGCTGATATTCCAGTAGAAGATAGAACTTCCTCTGTCTCAATATTGATAGGGCGCACATATGTGTACTGATAATCCTCGGCGCCATCTTCCTTATATTTCACCCAGTCGATCATATGAAGATCTGCCTTGCCTTGAGTATCGGGGATAGTTAAATCATAAGCATATTCATCCTCTTCAACATCGATAGGATCAAGAACCAGGCGCCAGGCCCAGGTTACTTTACAGAAGTCTCTGATTACCCTGACTATTTGAGCATCGACGAATGCTGTATCATCGGACGCCTTCTTTACATAGTAATCGACCTCTGATCTGAAGTCTGCGATATCTATGGACATTATTTACCTCTTAGGTTAAAGTGAGCTCGTCGCCTACCAGATAAAGCCGATTGCTCGAAGATAGGTCAGCGATCATTGAATTTGCGATTGCTTTCATGGCGGTCAGGCGGCCGACAGGTATCTCACATTGATATTTCTCAAGCATGTGTTTCTCGAGGGTGCTCTTGTGAGTCATCCCCTTTATATATTTGAGCTCTCGCTCTTCGATGTCTTCCTGTGTGACCATCAGTTTTCTGGTTTCTTCCAGGGGCTGGCCTCCCGGGGGAGCATTGTCTGTGTCGGTGACTTCCGCGACAATCTCATTATCCATATCATCGTCATCGTCTTCGACCGGCTCACCCTCGACCCTTGCGGTACCGAGGAACTCAAGCATCTTCTTGCTCTCGATATACTTAAGGTTACCCTTACCCATACCGAGCAGCTTCCGTAGCGGCGCTGCCTCTTCCTTCGTGAGCGTTTTGTATCCCTTCTTTACCAGGAATGCGCTCCAACCGAATAGCGCGAAGTCACCTTCTTTAGTCACCTTATACAGAAACAGATTTCCGTCAAGTCTTTTAGCCATGATACCCTCCCCTGTTGTTTATCTGGTTGATGTTGTCCATATGGGCAACAAAAAAGAATAGGGGCGCCCTGCTGAGCGCAGAATGCCCCTATATATTATTAACACTATGTCAAGACTTTATCTTAGACGTTGGCGCCCAAGAGGTCGAATCCCTTCATGCCTATCAGGTAGACATGATATTTGGCATCGATGGTGGTCTGGACGGCATGCACAAGATCGATGGTGTCATCGACAATATATGCATAATTGTCGTAGCTGGTCGATCCGTAAGCATCGGCTGCAACGGTACCCAGCCACTCAGCTCCATCAAGAGCGTTAGCAGCCATCCAGCCTGCGGTAGCGTCACCGTCACCGAGTTCGATGGTCGCGGAGGTCTGCGTGCTGTCGGCCTCTTCGATGTAAACTCCACCACTGAGGGCGACGAAACCAGCCGGGACGTGGAAGACGTTTAAGATTGCACCGGACACGAACCCCGGAAAAGAACTCAGGGGAGTATTCGGAGCGGACGCCAGGGCCAGTTTCTGAGGATTCAGAACCAGGTCAGCGACATCGATGAATTTCTTCAGCACGACGTAACCGAATGCGTCGTATGTTACGGCGTTACTTTCGCCTAAAAATTGGTACTCAGGCATAATAGCCTCCTTTTTTAAGTTATATTAGGGTTAAAGAACCATCAGGAGATAACCCGGGGACCGTGACTGCATCCCCGGGACGCCTGGGGGGGGTTCGGTTTAGCCTCGAGCGACGTACATCCACAAGAGGGCTTCGGGTTTCAGAACCTTGTAGCCGTAAACGTTCAGGCCACGGACCAAGGTGCCAAAGGTGGACTCAGCTCGCAAGCTTTCCATTTTGGTCATCTGTGAGGCCCAGCTGATCCCGGCTTTATGACCGGCGATACAATTATAAGTGGTATAATTGCCGTCAGTCTCCTGGGTCAGAAGATTCGAAATATAAATGGTCAGTCGATCGATCATTCCGATCCGGCCGTTCCGCATGATACTCGTGCCGTCGCCGGCCAGGGAAGCGTCCTTAAGATCGGACTTTTTGATCATGGCCGCAAACCAAGGCGGGATGACTGCGTACCGAGACTCCTCGGGGAGATTCTGCTCGTCCATGACGGTGCCACAGTCGACCAGGAAGTCCAAGACGGAAGCCTTGGTGATGATTGCCGGAGTCGCGCTGACACCAAGATTGATGTCGCCGGACTTTACGCCAGCGGTGGCGCCGTGATTGCCGGTTGCAGCATCGGAGAAAACGTCACCGAGAAACTCTTCGTCGACGGTGATCTTCATTTGCTGAGCGGCGTCGCGGGACCAGCTGTCCATCAGGGCCACATCGGTCTGGTGCTTATCGATGTCGTCACAGATGAAGTTGAAATATTTGGCCTTGTCGATCGGCATGTCCTTTTTGGGACTGTCGGGACGTTGGATCTGCAGGGACTGATTTTTGACATAATCACGGATGACGATGTCAGGAACGGTGCGGACCTGGACTTTGTCGCCAACGTCCTTGATCTCGCCTTCGTAGTCAGTGTTGCAAATGGCTGCGGAAACGGTGGCAGCATAGAATTTGACGAGCAGCTTCCCACTCCATATTTCAGGAATAAAGTTACCACTGTATTGGGGGGTACCCGGAGCTACAGCTATCATAATAAAGCCTCCTGTAATTTTATGTACTGTTGACAGGAGGCTTTAAAGTGCGTTATGCCTTTTGTTGCCTCCTGAGTTCTTTTTGATAATCGGAATAGATCTTGTCGTATTCCGCCTCTGTTATTCGGCCCTGGATATGATCCTGCTGGGCTTTGCTAATGTCTGCAGCGGTGAGTCTCACCTGGTTTTCACCTAAGTTCGGCTCTCCTCCGCCCCCTCCTACCGGTATATCGTCTACAAACGAAGTTGACTTCGTCTGAACAATGCCGGCAACCTCAATGTATTGATTAAAAATACTTGAGACCTGATCGCCCCGGAGCTCCTGTGCGGCTACCTGTAAATGAGACATACGAGGCACGCCACTAATGGGATCTACAACGTTTAACCAGGAGATGAATTTGGGATCTTTATTGATTGCTCGCCAGTCACCCTTGATTGTGCTATCCAAGGCCTGTGTGTAGCGATCCGCCCTCGTCTTGCCCATTTCTTGTTCAATGGAATCAACACGTTGAGACACATCTCCGTCCTGAGCTCCGCCTTTCGGTCCTGCGGTTTTCAGTCCGTTAATGATCTCTGACTGGTCCCGGATAATTGCATTCAGCCGATTAACCGTGATAGCCATGTCCTTCATCTCTTTTCCCCATCCTTCGAAGTCTTCCGGATCCAGGTCACCTACTTTCGAATCAGCATCGGTGGCGCTGTTGGGAACTGATTGTTTCGAGTTTAAGTCCTCGATAATTTTTGCCTGGCGTTCGAATGATAACTGCAGTTCAGCCATCTGTCCTCGGACATCACCAATTTCCTTGTCATACTTTCCCTGAAGGACTTTGTACTTGTGTTCCCACTGGGATCCTTGGTCGTTGGTGTCGATGATCGCGGCCGGTACTGTTTCGGGCGGATCAGTCGGGGCTACTGCTGCGGCTTCTGCGGCGATCTCTGCTTCGGTCTTGTTGACCACGACAACCTCTTGAACTGGATTGTCTTCTGGCTTCGCTTTTATCTGCTCTACCAGTTTTTCCGCCGCTCTTTCCTGCTTCCGCACTGCACTTGGAACATTCGATAAGTCTTCGTCTTTTGCCATGGTGTTTCCTCCTGAGCCCTTTCGGGTATTCATTATGAAGTATCGAGTCCGGCATCTGCTCGGGTATTCGATATCCCCTCGGATACATTAAGCGTGGTATAAATAGCTCTTTTAATTATACATAGTGTCTATATAAAAAAAACAGAATAAATGCCCCCAGGCCCAATAGATCCTAACTACCTTTAATTACTACAGTTCTGGTACGTTGCTGGTTACGGTAAATTCGTCACCCTTTGGGAAGATAATCGATATAAAATAGATCAACACGTCTGACTTATAAAGATACAATCCACACTCCCATGGTGGAATATCTGGATGATCATTACGCTTGTTCTCGATAACTACCTTGTTTTCCTTAAGAAGTTGATCAAGACGAGCTGCAGCCTGTGTTTGGTCCATGGTAACGTCGAAGACCAGGGGAGCATTAACTCCCAATGTTTTCAATCCGTTTGTCATCATGGCGCCCCTGTAGGCCCGGGCATAAACAATTGAAGGAAAGGATCGGATACTGGCATCCTTCATAATATCCTTCAGCATGTCACCGTGTTCTATTTTTATATCCCCAAGATATCTATCGTCCATTGACATCTACCTTTCCCACGATAGGCACCGGAGGATTGATCGGGATAAGGTTGATACCCATCTGGATACCCTGTGCTGCGCAATGAAAGAACGGATCAAGCCTGAATCCGTACTTAGCGAGAACAGCGTTGAGCTCTGTTTGGCACTGTTCCTTGACTAATGTCTCTGGTGTGACAATCATTTTCTTTAACCCCCCATATAAATAGCTTATTTAGTTGACAATACTTGAGATCCTCTTCATAGTACAGGCATCGCCGGCATCGTTCCATGCATGCCGGCCAGTCTATTTCCTTATTCGCTATCCTCAATGAATTTCTCCCAGATCGAGATGTGTCCGTCAACGAGCTTCCCCTCGTCATCAAATTTCCGGAGCTGGTCGCAGATGGCAACATGCAATAATTCAGGGACATGGATGTCGACCTCAATATTATAATCACTATCCCAGGTGATCATTTGATCGATCTGCTTGATCTGCAGGTTTGTGTTCTCTTCCTCTGTGAACGAAAGGGCCTCTCTCAGAGTCCTAAGTAGCTTTAATGTTTGGAAATTTCCTTCGCCAGGCAGGACGCCCAGCAATGCAATTCTTTCAGATATATTCAGTAGCATAATTCCCCCCTAATTGTTATATGGAGGGGACCGGAATGATCCCCTCCAAATGGTTAGATGTCTGTTTCCTCAATGACTACGGCGACATGGACGTGCCACTTCTTACCTGCAGGACACACTGCTCTAAGAATGTCCTCCTGCGGCCCTTCGACCTTCAGCTCTTCACCAGCTGCCAGATCGAAGTCATCGTCACCGATCTTGTCACATCGGCAGATATTCTGTTCGATTAACTCAATGGCCATTATAGCCTCCTGCTTACGCGATCGTCTGTGCTGCTACCAGATAATGCGTGGTCCCATCCAAATCGATCTTGATGGTCTTGTAGTTCGAGAAGTTCAGCGTGCTTCCGCCGGAGGTATTCGCGCTAACCATTCCGCTTGCAGTGTCGATCTTCAAGAGGTTGGTAATCGCGTTGCCACCATAGACGTGAACAGCTGCGTCGAAGGTTGTCGGGGTTGCGGTACCGTTATGAGTGATGTTCAGGAAGTACATCGATCCTGCACTCACGGTCTGGGCCATATGCGTGTCCAGCCACAGAACGGATCCAACACCTACCTGGGTCCACGTTCCGCCGTTACCCATAATGAAGTATCCAACAGTCGGATACAAGCTTGCACCATTTAAGGTACCGAGGTTTACAAACTGACCATAGACAGCCATGTCAGTCCCGCCTGTCAGGGTAAAACCGGTCTGGACTCGTGCGACACCCTGCAGGGCTCGGAGACCGCCGGAGGTTCTCGAGGCCGGAGTGCTTCCGCCTGGCTCGATCTCACAGGTGACATCGATACCATACACAATACCGGTTGCGCCCTGAGCATCGAATTTGAATTCACCGCAATAGGTCTGCGCGGTTTGATTGTGAAGATGGATCTTGAGGGATCCCTGGTTTACCTTTATACCGTTGGTGGTATAGGCGCCGGTGAGGGCGATACCGTAAGCGGCGTCCTTGTCAATGGCAATACATGCGTTCTGATCGCCGGGGATAGTGGCGTCGGACATGATCAGCGTGTCGACGGTCAGCTCTCCGATGTGTACTTGTTCTCTCCAACCCATGGTAATATCTCCTTTTTATATTGCGCTTAGGGAGGCGCAGTTAGAATTTAGTGACCAGGTTTTGTTTGACCGGTCGGTTATGAAACAATGTGTCCCCCTTCTGATAGGCCCTGACGAGGAGCTCGGCAGCCTCGTTGAATCCCTTTACGAATCCACGATCGAAAGCTTTGTCTCCTCCGTCAACGACATCAGTGCAGACATTTAGGGCCATTTCTTTGGATAACCTTGTCATGCGGTCTATAACGTGCTCTAAAAACTCACGATTTCCGCCTGAAGCCATGTTATATACTGCCCTTGAAATGTCTTTGTCTGGTACTATTTTAAACTTCATGCATCCTCCCCAGGAAATATAAGGTACTTGATATACACAATATGTCAACAGATTAAGCTATCTTACCACCACTGTCTCCGCTCCACGTCAGAGGATCTCCAACAGGGTTACAGTTGCAATGGCATTCTGATTTATCGCACTTGCAGACCTTCCTGGTATCGATTTCTCTCGAAAGCTTCGCTCGTCCCTTGTCATGCTTGAACATATCATATTCCATGCTCTCGCAACACTTCGCCATTTTGCTATTATCCATGATTAATCCTCCGTTAATTTTTTATTAAGAGCGTCCATTTTTTCCTTACGAGTCTTGATACGATCTACAACATTATCGCCTGCAGACCCGGGCGCCGTCTTCTTGGGTTTCTTTTTCTCTCCACCCAACCATGGAATTGGAAAAGGAATAGATTTCCTTGTCATTTCAGGTAATTTCGATTTGTCCATTATACACCCCTACTTAGTCACTCGGTTGCGTTAAACATGCGCTTACTTGGTCCCTACTTAACCACCGGCTGCCTCTTTGAGCCTTCGGTTGCGTTCTGCCACGGTATCCAATACACCCTGGACTCCGCCGGCCTTCTTTTTCTTTTTCTTTTTGCCCCATGAAAAGATAGAAGACTTCTTGCTCATCGGGGGTAATTTTGATTTGTCCATTTTAAAATCCTTTCTTTACTCTCATTGTATCCAAGGTCTTCCAGGATTTGATATATCTCTTGCTTGGAAGTGGCAATATCGCCCGATCAGGATTTCTTGTGATAGTGCCGGCACGTTCTTTCATCCTGCTGTTCTCGTGCTTAGGGCTCCACGGAGTCTCGCTCGATTTCTTGGTTATGTTTGGTATCTTGGACTTATCCATCGTAAACTCCTTGTTTAATTGATTATTATGTATTCCAGATATTTATATCCCATGCCAGATAACCTGCGGGAGGATCAGTATTGAATGGTGTCGCACCGAAATTCACCGAGACAACGATGTCCTGCTCGTATGGCTCAACAACGACATACATGTCGGTTTCCTCGGTCCATTCCCAGGCAGGATCCGCTCCTGTGACAGGGTTGCTCGCTTCATCATACACCCCATTTACAGAGAAGAAGGCCTTCTGATTGACCATGTCTACAGCAAGTCCAACAAAATCACCCTGGCTGGCCGAGGCACCATATTCCTTTGTATCACCATCAAAAAGGATATCGGTAAAATATTTACCCATACTGCCATCACTCTCACCAGGATAATCAGCGTTGTCCATTGCCAATTTACCGAGCCCGAGCATTGAGGTATTCAGGTCATCACCTATGATTTCCATCTCCACATACCATTTACCGGAAAGATAGGAATGGCCATGGGTGGATTTTACGACACCGTCTTTTCCATCGCTGCTATAAACCAACAGATCATTGCCACCCAACCTTAAAGCCGTATGTTTATCAGATGGATTGAGCGTTACAGTATTTACCAGTGGTGTCGGTATCCATCTATAAAACTTATTCCATGCCATTGTAAGCTCCTTTATTTATTACGGTTGCTTTAATTCAAATCGACTGTTTGCTTCCACCCACACCAGGATGTCACCATCATTAGGATCACCGAATAGAACGTCGGACAACAACATTATCGGCGGAACAACGTTTATTCTAACATAAATTGAGCCATTCCCAACACCCTCAATGATGACTTGACCAATCGCTATGTGTCGATTAGGAGCCGTTGGAGGAGCTGCGACGAATTCACCAGGGGTTGTTGATAACCACACCATCGTCCCCGAGGCTATTCCATCGGTATTAATATCCCTCACGAGACCCATTAGGGTAACGTAACCATTTGAATTCTTTCCAATAGCTTCTGTCGTCATGCCCAGGACAACGGCTTCAGGTTGAGGGTTCGTTGGATCGGCATCAGCCAGTGCAATTAATGGTTTGTTCCCGGACTCACCCGAGACGTACACCACTGATCCATCTGGTATCGTATCATTCGTTTCATTCCGGACCCGGACAACATGTTCCTGGCCTAACTGCAGATTAACACTGCCACCAGGTAGACCGTATTCGAGCGTACCATCCTCTGAATTCCACTGAAGCTTACCCTCTTCAGTGGTATGTTCATGCTCAAGGTTGAACTGGATTGAATGAACATTAAGTAAATATTCAGCCAGTGCATTCCATCGTTCTATCCATCTGCCCATGTTTTCTCCTTACATCTGAGCCATCTGTTCGAGTGGTACAGCCGGAGGAGCTCCGCCGATTGGATCGTCTTCGGGTCTTCCACCTACCGGTTTCTCCGGCTTCTTCTTTGACTGGCCGCCGCCGGCTGGTTTCGGGCCTGCTTGTTCTTGCTCCGGACCCATGGGCTGCTGTTGGGCTGCTGCCTGTAGCTGCCATTCAGGTGGGACAATCTCCTCACCGTCCATCTTAAGGGATTTGACTGTCTCGCGTAGGACTTTCGATCTGCCTTCCATGCCGATAATCGCAAGGTCAACAGGGTTGTTCGTGTAGTTCAAGAATTCTTGTCGTCTGGCCTGCAGCTGCTCCGCTATGATGAGATATTCACTGGCTCTTGCCACGATATGGATATCTCCGGTATAGTCCATCTTGCCGCTCTCAATGGCGTACAGCCATGTTTGATAGACCACCTTTTTAATGACGTCGATGTCGATGTATCCGATAGCATCCTTCATGATCTTACTCGATGCATTCATGAGCATTGCCAGACCATGAGCAGTCTTACCTGCTCCGCCGGCTTGATCACCGACACCCTGTTCAAAAGCGGGTACTCCCAGCTGTTCCCCGGCTTGTGCATAGAAAAATGTGAATATTTCCATCAGCTGATTTCCGAGCATCTGGGGCTGGAAGAAGTTTACTGCTGGTTTGCCGTTTGCATTCGGATCACTTTCTGTCTTCCAGATCTTCCAAGGCCACATACGACTGACATCGGTCGACGGCTGGACTCTATCCTCGAATACTTCAACCTGGGGACCGGAGGCAATGGCCATATTATTGGACAATGCCCGGGCTGCAGCGTTGCACATGCGCTGACAATCTTCCATCAGCTCTGTCGGTGCGAGTCCCCATATAGAATCGACGGACGGATCGAATGATGCACTGTAATAAGGTTTCCATCCGAGCGGGTGCTTGTTGACTTTCAGCATGATTACCCTGCCATGGACCCACATGCACTGGACAGAGACATGATCTGATATATCGCCTTCATATTTGATACCCCATTCCGCGAGGTATCTACCTGGAATCTCACCATTAAATAAAAGAACCTCGATCATGGACGTCGGATCAGTCATCTCCTGCGGTCTATTCTCAATATTAGCTCTCTCTTGGTCTGTCCATAACCAGTTGGTTAAATACCCCTTTTGATGGTCAAGCATGGTTGCGTCGATAGCCACCTTGCTGTATCCATCGGTGTCGCGGAATTTGGATAGATCTGCAGGTCGAACACGCATGCGCTCGACCATGTATCCATCATTGATGTTCTTGGCGGCCGGCGCCGGATACATATCGAAAGGTGAGACCCTGGCAAACTTCAGGACTTTCTTCATGCCCTGCTTGGCCACACTCTTTCCATCCGGACCCTCGACCCACTCGAGCTGCTTCTCGGTGACGACGAATGGACCACGAAGGAATGCGGTCAGATATACTGAAAAATCCTTAATGAATTTAGCAAGTTCCGAATAGAAGTTACCCTCAACGAATAGATCCTCGACGTGCTGTTCTGCGAGGAAGCATTCATTGCCGGCTATCTTCTTGATCTCGGCCCGGGCAGTCGACATGAGCTCCATCATCCGGATATCTACCATCTCGGGAGTGATAGGAACATTGGGTCCAAGTACCGCAAATATCTGACCTAATTCAGCTTTCAGGTTCTCGACGACACGGTCGGCTACTTCCCGGGGAAGATCCGGAATAGGTGTTGGATCGATACCCCACGGTTTCTCGCCGGCAGGTATAAGGATGTCCTTGATCTGGGCCTCGATGCTCCTGGTCTTGACATTGGTCAGCATCATATAGATCTCAGACCCCCCGAACTCCCGGATCGCGCTTAGATCATCCGGGTCATATTTGCCTTTCTTGGCTCGTATGCATTTCGCCAGGCGTTCATCGATCACCCACTTGGCATCCTTGGCTGCTTCCCAGAGGGTGTTAAGGTGAGCAGTCAAGCCTATGATCTCCGGCTGGTTCTGCTGCTTAGCATCCTCGTTCATCTTCTTATCTATCTGTTTTAATTCTTTATTCCCCACCATCCGTAATAGGCCATTGCCTTCAGGGATAGCTGTGATGGGTGCGGCCGGCTGGTTTGGACTGTCTTGACCAATCAATTCTGCCATGTTTTTTCTCCATTATCGATTGCATATCTGAATGCCCATTTCTCTGAATGAGGATCGTACACGGCCCAGACCTTCGGGCAGGTACATATAGGCACTGAAGCCCATGAAGCCTTCCATAGAAGGATGACCTCGTAGGCTGCTAAGACTTCTTTGCTTTGAGTTGCGTCGATGATGTTCTCACAGAATGGACAGACCACTACACCTGGGCGGATCTGCTCAAGTTCATAATAACCCGCTTTGTGATCTGGCAAATACGGCTGGAATTCGCTACGAGACATCTCGACATTGTCACCAATCATTATTACCACCCCTTAGAATGATCAGTATGTCAAGATATTTACAGCGGAAAAAAGAATGGCGCACAACATTTATATTGTACGCCATGAATTATGATACAACAAATAAGTTGTATTAATAGCAGCTCATTAGATCCTGGATAGCAATAGTGGTGTGATGATAGCAACTTGAGCATCTGAGAGTCCTCGTCTGCAGCGAGACTTCTCTATCTACCAGTGACGAACCACCCTCGTGCCTATTGAACCGATGGACCTTGAATGGAAGCTTGATATACCCGACATACCCATTGCAGTTCACGCACCAGGCATGCACCTTTCTTACGACCTCGATATCGTACCCATGATCACAGGCTATCTTGTCGAAGATGGTTTGCCTGAGGTACTCAACTTCTTCAAGCGGTATGTCCTGGCACCCCGGGTTAATACCTGCAGCCGGCCGGACGAGGTCATGCTCATAAAAGGTATCATGATCCTTCCTGGTCAATACGATATCAAACGTCTCACATGTTTTTTTTGTTTTGCTCATTTGTGTTTTCTCCCTTTTCTGTTACATATAAGAAAATGCATTCTCGCTCTGACGGACAATCAAAACATTTATCCTCGACATAGGACGACATGCAAAATCCTATGTGGCCAGCGTTCATTACCTCAATTCTTAAAGCATTACCATTTGTCATTTGCGTTTCCTCCCACGTTTCTTTTTCATTTCATCGCGATCACCGAATGAATCGGAGCTGGATGACCGCTTTATTGCCCCTTCCAGGCCGAATTCAGCTCTGAAGCTTAAAACGGTCTCCTGAGGCAGCCGACATTGAACGTTCTCGGCCAGACCCATACCAACCCCACAGTTAAAACCAGCGTTTGGATGATAGGCAGCGCAGTGTGCGCAATAACCATTGCTTAAAGCCTCTTCTTTTAACAATGCGATCTCCCTTCCTGGTTAGTGTTGCTCTCTGTCGGAATGCAAATTCTTTAATCTCCATCTTTACCTCCGGATATGATAATATGAATGATCGATCAATCACCAAGATCACCCTGGCGCCACAGTTCGTCAAGGATAGCTGTGCCGGCACCGCTGATCTTTGCCAGGGCATCATGCATCGCGAGTGCTACAGCTTCGGATCTCAGCACTATGAGCGCTTCAATGATCTTGTCCCGGCGTTCCATGGCTTCGAGATAGTCCATATGGTCACTGATAACCTCGTGGGACATAATCTCTCTGGCCATCCAATCCTGCCATAGCTCCGGGAGGATAGGTTGGAATTCATGCTCAGGCTCAACAACCTCAGGCTGCATGACATGCGTCTCAACCTCATACTTTTTGCGAAGCGTCTCGGGTACCGGATAGATCGGATCGATCTTCTGAATAGCGAGCGGCCAGACTTCAAGCGACTCGTTTACAGGGATCTTGTCACAGGCGTCCCTGGCCTGTTTGTTCTTGAGATGTTCGAGACTTCTTATCTTGGTAAATGCTGGTTTCCAGGCTAACGTCGGTTTGCAGTCTTTCGGCATACAGGACTCCTTGATGCAAGAAATTTACCGTAGTCTATCGCACTGCTTTCTTTAACAAAAGCACATATACCGACTATCTTGAACCCTACTTCTCCGATCGTCTCGGTGACCTCAAAATATTTGTCAGGGGTCATTCCTGTAACTTCCCAGGCCTTTACCTTGTCAAACTCGTCGATATATGTGATCCAGTCTCTAACCATATTTGATCCCTTTAATTGTACCATGACCGTTTATCAGCTTGTCCCTCAAGATAGCATTGTAGATCTTGTGCTCGTCCTCGGTCAGGGTGGCAATGACCGCTGCCCTTGCTGCTTTCAGGGCTGCTATTTTTGCCATCAGGATTAATTTATTCATCGGTATTGTCCCTCCGATACATCCCGGCTTTCTTCTTCAAAGGAACGATGATGAGCAGGCCGAATGAATCGTAGCCAAACTCCCAGTCGAACGTGTTGTTCAGATAGAATGCTTTCCCCGCGAACTCACCCTCGTCCCTGGTCTGGATCGGGTATTTGTTACTGTCCGCTTTGAACCCACCGTCGCTTTTCTCCCGGACACGCACCAGATTGTCCGGATCAACTTCGATGGACGTGGACGCTTCAGCCGGTTCAACGATCTTGAGCAGCTTGGCGTTCTTATTGTTCTGATTAAACACTGTCATATTATTTCCCCTCCAATTCTGCCACCAATTCCTTGGCAGCGGCTTCGAGGACTTCCATACGTCGCATATGATCATCGATCACCGTCTGTAAACGATAGGCGTCCTCAACAAAGATGTTCTTTAGTTGGGCGGCCTGTAACGCTTCCTTGACCGCCAGCTTCAGTCTCTCAAGCATTGATTTTCTCCCTGTGTTTCTTCTTTCGGGTGTACCTCGTCTTGTCCCGCATATCTTCGCCTGGTCCGGTAGTCGGAATGCGAAGCGCTCTCTTCTGCCTGGACAACCCCTGGTCAAATATTCTCTTTCTTTTCGTAGTCATAATGTCACCATTGTAACACAGGTTGGTACCTAATTCCTCTATCGCGCCAAATAAAACCACTATAGTGTCGCGATATTGCGCGATGTGGCGCAATTCAGACCACTTAAGTGTCCGCATGGAAGAATGCATGGAACATCATTCCATGCTTAGCAGTTGCCTTCGGTTTGACCCCATATACGAGTCAGTGGGGTTTCGTCCCCGAGGTTCTGCAGATAGATGTCTGATAATACAATGTAAAAGTCATGCTCGCAAACATCCATATAAAAGGTGCCATCGGTCTTACGAAATATGAAACAGTCTCGAGCGTGGTCCCACATATGGGTGATCAGGTTCTGTGATCTCCACCAACGAACTACATCTCCCCAGGTCCATTCAGTGTCAATTAGGTTGTATCCCATTATCGCTCCCATTTCTTGCTTTGACGTTTAATGTAACAATTCAGGCGCCATTGACGCCACATAATGAATGGCCAGAATACCATGACGAAGTTGTCCCAGTCACCCCATTTAGACATTTCATGCATGGCGTAGGCCGATCCAATCAATAGGTAGATGGCAATTAAAACAATAATAAAGAATAAATAGAGCATGTTACCCCCTTAGAAGGTTATATAATCGGTTGCCAGGTTGTGCTTGTAAGCCTCTTCAGCTGTGATATATCTGCTATCTTTTACCCATTCAGGTGGGATGGAGGTACGCTCCCTAAGTAGCTGATACATAAGATCATTAAAGCCTCTCGTTGCTTGGGCTCCTGCGGGAGATATTTGTTCAAGCCTTACCATCTCAGACAGTGTGAATTGCTTACCTAATGCACCCTCGAACCAGACCTCGTGGATCATGATCACTCCGAGGTTGCCAACAATGCGCTCATGTCCAATCAGGAATATTAGGCCGGCACCGCTCAATGCTTTAGTATAGGTATAGGTCCGGATTTTGAGATTGTGTAGCATAGACCATCGATTAAGTATATGCATCATGGTCTGGGCCACATCAGCACTGCCACCATCGGAGTCTATGATGATATTGAGCATGGCGCCATTCTGCAGCATCCATTTAGAGTTGACCAGACCCAGCTCCCTGGTTAGTCTGGCTGCATCCCCTGCCCATAATGTCCCATCAATGGTAATGGTTGATCGTCCATCGGATAGGATTGTGGCAGCCTTAGAGCTCTTTACAACCACCGACAAGAAAATCGTAAGCAAGATAACAATGATAGCGGTAATTATTTTTTCTTTCCACATGATGTCAAAACCTCCACTCATATTTAAATCAGCCTACATTATATCACAGGTCCGTACCTTTTTCCCCAATCACGTTGTCATCATTGAAGGTCCACATCTTAAGGGTGCGATGATCGGTAGGAACGTCTTTCTCGTTCATGACCTTGGCGGCCGCAGCCAGGGCATCGAACATCCTGTTGTCAATATCGGTGTTCATGTCCTCGAGGATGCTTGTCCCCCAGAGCTCGTCACCGTCACCGGCCAGGATGTCAACCAGCTTGTCACTGTCAATGATCTCCATCTCACCCCGGCATTCACAGATGTATACCCAGCCTCGGCCATGTTCGATACCAGTATACGGGCAGTGCTTCCTGCGCTCGACGATCTTGCCACACTCTTTGCATCTTAGTCTAATAAAATCAGCCATTTGTCCCCCTTTAGAGATTACCAAATCTTATCAACATTAGAGTTGCTCCAATCCATGCAACAAACCATAAAGCTAATATAGCCAAGATAATTCTCATTAGTACACCCACATAACCTTTGGAGTCTTGTGCATGTCATCATCAGCATGGATAAAGTCTTTCCGGATCCCTATCCGCTTTATGCCGGCCTTCTTCAGGGCCTCGACTATGATCCATCGCAGGTTGTCACTGGTACATGAGATATCCACAGCTACACCGAGAGGGTGCGATGATGTCTGACTCGCTCCTATGTTGCTGTTATGATTATAACATCTGTACCCTGAGTTGATGATGAACGGAGTCTTGGCTGTCCCCCGGGCAATCTCAAGCTTCTGTATGAAATGATGATACATTTTTGATTGACCGCAACACTTGCACGCGAACTCTTTCTCCCTGAAATACCTGAATTCACTATGAATTCTTTTTTGATCATTACCCATTGTATTACCCTTTCGATATTCACTCATTATGCACCCCATCCTTTGTCAGGTGGAGCCCCTGAAGGCTTAGCGATCAGGATGCTCCCCTTCTTGTTGAAGTTCGTTTTAGTGAACGGATGGACAACGGACCCAGTCCTGAAGGCGTCCGCTCCATTCGATGATACATCATGATAAGGATGATTGCGGTATGTTCCTCGCTTCTCGTCCCACTCTTTTCTGTATGCTTCCAGGTGTTTAAGGCCTGTGTCGCACTTCTCGAGGTCGAATACACAGTATGGAAGCAGCTTCCTGACTGCCTCTATGCCTGACTCGATCGACAGCTTAGGTACAGTTTTTGTGATTAAACCCAGGTCTTTAGCGTAATCCGAGCGCTTCCGACCTATTGAATAGTCGTGATTGTCCATATCATGGGGAACGTAATGCTTCCCATATTTGTAATCAAGATCATCTTGCATATCTCGAAGTATTTCAGCATAATGGCCCAACCCTTCGTTGAAGTTCTCATAGTAGTTGATGACATGGATCTGCAGCCCAATGGTCTGGACGAACCATATCGCGTTGATATCATTGAATCCTATATCCCACCAGGTGTCAACCCTATAGTTAGGAATGAAGTCTACCTTGGTGATTCTGTTATTCTTACGCAACCAGGCCATCGGCGTTGCATAGTATACACCCTTTGTTGATTCCAGGAAAGCTTCTTCTGGGGTGCTGGGGTGCTCACGCATCATCAGATCACCCTGATCCTTTTCCTTCATGACATACCAGGCCTGCTTTACCATGGGTATCGGCCGGCGGAGGACATCCTCGACCTTCTTGAAGTAGCGCTTCAATCTATCTGAAATGACTACGAATTTGGCCTCTTTCTCCTCGAGCTCATTGAGAGGGTTGTCCATCCACCCAAAGAAAAAGAACTTCCAGGCCATCTTATTGAGCATGGACCTTTCGAGCTGCAGCTTCTGGGCCTCGATCGTCATGTCATAGAAACGCCCCTGACGGCCCTCAGCGGTACTTTCAATGAATACCAGTTGACCAGGATGGACAGCGTTCAATGTACCTGTCACGATCTCCTCAGCCTTGTGGGGATACTTTGCGCAGATCTTCCCGAACTCAGAAACGTGGACCAGCTGATATGTACCTGATCGGCCCGAGGTTGTCACCCTGATGGAGGATCCGTTCGAGAAGTGGAGCTCCGAGGTTGAGGCACGCTTAGCGGTGACCGTTCCCCGGATCAATGGATGGAGGTTATTGTAGGCGAACATGATCTTCTTAGTGAAGAAGTCCTTGGCATCATCCTTATTATGAGCAATGACGCATGCATGAGTGTTCGAATTAAACATGCAGGTATCCAGGAAAAACAAACAAATAAAGGTAGTTATCCCATGCTGCCTTGATTTCAGAATTATGTTCAAATAATGCATCCCCAGGTACAAAAGCCTCTGGGCCATGCGCATCTTGAACGTCATCACATGACCCTTATCATCAACTATCTGATATAGATGATTAATCCGCCATCGCTGACGTTTCATCTTCTTGATCACCCGGGCATACCAGGTGCGTTCATCATCAGATGTCTGGAAGTCTTCATTAATCTCGAGGTTGTCATCGTATTCAGACATTATTCTACACCCTGTTTCACCAGTGCATCATAACATCTGACAGTAGCCTGGACATCAGCATAGGCATCATGGGCATCCTCGAACTCTACACCGAACAGATGCTTGTGCAGCTCCTGCAGCTTGGGCCATTTATATCCCCGGCGTGCGTTGCCAGTCTTCCCGCTCTTGTGCGGAAGCTTACAAATCTTTGTAGACTTCTGCATGGTATCGAACCGCTTGACACCTTTAAAGATCTCATATGCGGATTCCATACCCAGCCGGATCAACTCGGCGCCGACTACGCTCTTATCAAAATACACACCGTGGCCTATAAGAAGGTCAGCCATCTCCGCCGCGACCATGAACTCGTACAAGGCCTCTTTGATCGATATGCCCTCTTCAGCTGCCATGGCATTCGTTACACCATGGACGTCAGTAGCTGCTTGTGGGATGTCAAAGCCCCATGGAATGACCAAACGGTTACGAACTACCATTTTGTCAGTGGATAGGTCAGCTTCCCTTGGTCCATCATGACCTTTCAGTAACCAGGACAGCTGAACCAGTCGCGGCCAGTTCTCAACGTCATGGTTGCGTGCGTCTCTGCTCAATGGCAGGCCTGTCGTCTCTGTGTCGAAGAATAGTTTAAACATTTGCACCCCCTATTTTTATTCTCATTCGTTTCCAGTAGCCACGTCCAAGCAGCTCAAAGAAATAGGTCCAGGTAATATCGAACCATTTCTGACTGCAGATAATACACCTGTCATCCCAACAGATATAGTTTTTTTGATGCTCGACAAATAGTTGTGCTGTTATCATTAAAAAGTCCCCTTATACAAGTCTTCTACCAACGTGCTTAAATCCTTACCTTTTCTTGCCTTCAAGTGGATCAGGCGTTCCTTGACACAATTAGCGAATAGCTTAAAGATGTCACTATACTGTATGATTTCAGGTATTTCCATCTCAATGTCCTCAGTCCCATAATCATCGAAATTAACCCTGCCATGAAGAACACCCATTAACGAATACTCTGATCGTGAGTGTTCCATGTGAATGACGCGACCAGGGAACGTCCCGGGGAGATAATCGTTTATAAAACTCAATGGGT